CCTTGCGTGAAACCACCAATCTTTGCGACGAGATCGAGCGTCAGCGTGCCAAGCGATCGAGCAGCCATTGATTATTTCCTGCGTGAATTCTTGGAGGCGTGGAGCATGTCGAGTACATCGTCCAGGGTGGCGTCATCTTCCTGCCGCTGCGGAAGGAAATCTTCCATCTTGGCGTTGCGCTTACCGCCCAGTTGCGAGATAAGCACCGCGAGCATGGCGAAACCGCGATCGAGGCGCTGCCCGATGTCGATCGGGCCGGTACGCTCGATGTAGCCGCCCCACTCTAGCGCCTCGGCATAACTCATTCTGTACTTGGCTTCGGCGACTGTTCGGCCTCCGATGCCTCGGGCAACGAGCTGGTGCCAGATGTCGTCTGTGGCGTCGAGGTCTTTTTTTTGCGGACGTTGACCTCCTCGACGACCTCGGCAAACAGCCTGGCCAGGCTCGGATCGAGCAGATAGGCTTCGTCCTGACTGATCGCCTCCTGGCCCTTGTCTCCCAGCCGGATGCCCAATGAGATCATCTCCACGGATATCGAGCCGTCATTTTGGGCAGCGCGTATCATGCGCTCGACGTCGCCATAGGGCAGCCGTCGGACCCAGACGGAGAACAGGTCGGTGACCTCGTCTCCGTCATCGAGCACATGGGTCCATTCGATATCGCGCTTGACCGGCGGGTCCATCACCAACCCGCCGCGCGCCTTCAGCTGTTTCAGATCCATAGGAACCCCTTAGGTCGCCGGCGTCAGGACGATTTCGCCCGATACCTGGATGCCGACGGACGACTGCACGACGCTGTCGAGTGCGAAGCTGAACGGGAAGGACGACATGTGACCGTCGAAGGTCAGCCAGCTGCGCGATGTCGGCAGAACAAAATCACCGGCGGTGTCAACGGTCGGCGGCGTACCGGGGTCTTCTGACCAGCCCAGCGCCCACTTCAGCGTGGTACCTGCCACCTTCAGCTGATGCAGCCGAATATGACTGGCGTCCGATGGATCGATGTTGATTCCGAAGCTGGCGTTTCCAGGCGTCGCCAGACCGGCCAGATAGGTGTGTGCCGTATCGCCGAGGCAGGTTGTTTGGATCTGATTGATGGCGGTATCAATACCGTCGATCGTGGTCACACAGCCGACGGTGATAACCGAGTCGTCCGCCGGATCAATGGCATAGAGGTCTGTGCCCTGGGTTTTCTTAGCCACGTATAGCTCCTTCGCCGGCGGGGCCGGACTGTTTCAGGTATAAAAAAACCCGCACGTGGCGGGCCGGGTTTGTTGCTCGGGGTGGGGTCATCGGTTCACGAACCAATCGACCTCAAATGTGAAAACTTTGTTTTTAGTCTCGGGATCGGTCGAATCGCCTCGCCAGAACGTGATGTGTGCGACGGGCTCGATAGCGTCGCGCAACGCCTCGGCGACTGCTCGGGCACCGCTCGCAGAGTCTGCATAGACATCGACCTGGATGCCGAACTGATCGATGTCCGGCACTTTTCCGAGATAGTTCTCCGGCCGGCCACTGATCTGCCTCCATACCGCATAGGGTTTGGTCACGCCCTGTGGCGCCTGGCCAAACAGGAAAAACCGGCAATTCGGCACACTGCCCAGCAGCGCCGTAACGCCAGCATCTGCCGAGACTGTGGCAAAAATCGGTGGATACATCAGCCGCCCTGCTGCGCAACTTTTGCTGCGCGTCTGATGGCGCGGTCAAGCGCCTTGTCGTAGTTGGTCACGAAGGCACTGATCACGGCGTTGATATTGTCCGACAGTGACCGGCGCATGAACGGATTTGCCGGCATGTTCTCTGTGCCAAATTCCAGGAACCGCCAGTAAAATGTATCTCCGCCAGGGTTATTACTATCGCCGCCCGTTGAATAGAACTGGCCGGCCTTTCCACTACGAACATTCTCTTTGGTGTTGGCGTAGACGCGTGCTCCGCCCAGCACTCCGACCCTGAATTCCAGGTCACCTGTCGACTTGAATCTCTTCGTGCTGAATCGCTCCGAAATATTGAGCGAAATGTTTGTGGGCGACTGCGGGTCATCGATGGCTTCCGCGTTGCGCTTGGCCGCATCACGAATAACCTGCGCGGCCTTTCGCAGAGCAAAGCGTCCGCCCTTGTGTTTCATGTCGTCGCCTACGCTTCGCATCTTCGCCAGCACTGGGTCGAGGCCCGTGATACTGAACTCTATGCCATCAGCCATTGATCACCCCGCCGTCGTGTACTGCTTGATCAGACGGATGCCGTTGTTGCCCGCCGCGAAGATGTTAAGCACCTGTTCCACGGTCATGCTGTGCTCGTTCATATTTGATTCGTAGGTCACTACTCCCGGGGCTTCAGGGGTGCCGCGACCCAGGCGAAGAATCACATTGCCGCCGCGCTCGATCGATAGGTCATTCCAACCACCGCCCTTGAATGTTGGTAGGCGAGCCGCCAGTTCGTCATTCACATCCGATAGGGTCATACCAGGTCACCAATATATTTTACAGAGAATGAATATTTTGCGGTGACTTTTGGGTTACTTCCACCCGACAGAGTTTCAAGCGATAGTCTGATGAATGTTACAGGTTTATAGACCACGTGATACATCAACTGTCCGTCTGAGAGTTGATCAGCAGTCGCGATATGTTCGGCCAAATTAAACCAAGACACTTTATCTAGACTACCTTGCAGATATAATGAAACAGCCGATGGGCTACCGGTAAACGTAACCTGAACGACATGGCTGTCGATTATTCTGTGTTCATTTCCTATCGATTTGCTAAATCCGGTTGCGCCTTGATCTTCGAACAGCGTTATCGCGCTCATTGGTTCTCACTCGCCGTGATGTCTAAACCACGCATAAGCATAGGACGGCTTACGCTCGTTGAGATGCGCGGATAGATCGCCTCGATGCCGCCGCCAAAGAATTTGGTGTTGTGTGCTGCCTCGGCACCTGGGCTTAACGTCTGCTCAGAACTGTCTATCGAGATACCTGTACCTGGAATTGATTTATCGAACACCAGAAAATTCTGGAACGAAACAGTTCCCGCTGTGCCGCCCTGGTTGGTCACCGTTATTCTGGTGAAGTACTCGGTGTCGCGCTTAGCCCGGTTGGATATGATGCCTCCCTGGTTGCTATTGAATGTCTCATCAAAGTCGAGCACCTCGAACGACTCTGTCACAGTCCGGAATTCGAAGCCGTTATCCCCATCGTTCAACATCGGCAGCACATCCGGTGTGCCGCCACCGGTGGTAGTTATGGTGGCGTTCGGGTTCTCAACATCGTTCGAGATGTTGCGCGAATAGTTGATCACGACTCCGGTGTTTTGGAAGCGGCCGTAGACCTTAGTTTCCATCGCACTGTTCCAACACGATTATTACCTCAGCCATTTCCATGACCCCACTTGCGGGATTCGTCGGCCAGGGTCGTAACATCTACGCTGTCGTCGAACTCAATCAAGGTGCAGTTGTAGTGCTTGGCCATTTCACGCAGTGATTCCAGGGATAACAGCGGTATGGCCTGGATCTCCTCCGGCCGGATAAAACTCATATGAAGTTCGACTTCGTTCAGCTCTTGGGCGCCCAACGTGATCACTGCGCGGAGACAATGCTTGGCCAGGTCGTAGCCATCCGGCGTTAATATCTGGGTGCCTTGGCTGGTCGCCGAGTCGGGGCACTTGATGGTTACCAGTTCGTGCTGAGCCATTGCAGGGCATCTCCCATTGTCATCTTCGGAAAGCACTCGATCGCGCTGCCGGGGCTAGCGTTGACCACCTCGACACCAGCACCATCCAGCTGCGAGGCGGCGGTAGCAAAAAGCGCCGGCAGATGATCCAGGTTGCTGGATCGCCCGCCCTCAATCCTCCGGTCGTGGCTGGCATCGACGCCGAACAGGGAGATACGCCGGGCATCCATGAGGTACGCCAGACCAAGGGCGCCATAGGCGCTGTTGCCGGTGTGGATCCGGCGGGGGTCATCTGACAACCCCGGGCGCGCACTCAAAGCCCCGTTGCCCGCCATGCGCTGCATGTACCGTACGCCGGCGGGGGCCGGCAGTCGCATGACATGCAGCGGGGCTTTTTGGGTGCCAAACCCTACTGGTACCGCCGCGATGTAAACCGTGCCGTCTCGGCGGTTCAGCATGCGGCTACGATTGCGATGGCCGGGATCCAGCGTAAACCAATAGCCCGGTGCGGGCTCCAGCCACTCTACCGCGCCGTTAACTGCAATCACAGTTACGCCCGGCGGTGCCGAGAATCCCCGCGCGCTCGGGCCGCTGGCCACAATGGCGATGTTGTCGTGGCGGTCGGTAATCTCGCAGAATTCAATTTCAGCCATCTGCAGCCTCAGCGGTTCAGATGAACCCACGGAAGCCCGGCCCGCATTTCTTCCAGCGTCCACTGGGCATACCCGAGGCCGGCCAGCCACTGGCGACGCGATGGGTAGCGTAGCTTCTTCACGTCTTCAATGCGGGGCTGGGCGACAGGGTACGAGACGGAACTCGGGTGCATAGCTATCGCCGGGACGCCGCGGATCAGAGCATCCACCGCGGACGTGGAATTCCAGGTGACGACGCACTTTGCCGCGGCCAGTGTATTGCCAATCTTGCCGTCGTCGATCAGGTGTGACGGCACGCCGTAAATCGATACGTCCTGCTGCCTCGGATGCGGGCGAAAGATGACATGCTCGCCCATTCTACGCAATTCGTTAACGGTGCGCCGGCACCAGGCCGCGTGATCCATACCCTGAACCTGTGTGTCGCGCGGTAGCTGACCACAGACAACGACAGAGCCGTCCGGTCGGCGCTGCCAGGGTTTTGTCTTGATGCTCATCGCCTCCCAGCGATCCAGCGGCACACCAACGTTGTTGAAATCCGCGTTACCGGCGAACCCACCCCACCCCACCTGGTAGTATTCGCCGCGCCGCACGAACGCAGACTCCACCATCAGCAGCCGGCGACCTTGGTGTTTAGCCAGGATCTCGCGCTTGGGCCAGGTCGGCGGGTAGGCATCTTTCGCGGCACCGAAAATGATCGCGATATCGCAGGGTTCGTATTGGCCCAGGGTTCGCACTTCTGCACCCGGGATACCCTCGGTCAGGGCCCTGAGCACGGCGCGGTGCTTCTCGTTGTAGTCGGGCTCGAAGGCGATGATCTTCATGGCTGGTATCCGAACACAGAAAAGTCCTCAGAAAATAGGGTGGCTTATGATCATTTCGAGCGACAGACCGCAATCAGCGTGCGGCCGGAGGTGTCGCCCAGCCAGACCTCGGCATCGTCGCCGCGCTTGCCCCGCTGGCTGCCGATAGACACGACCTCCCAGCCAGCTTCCTGGAGCATCTTCCGGAACTGATCAGCCGTGTAGTGGCGCACGTGCTCGCGGTGCCTGTTCTTCGCGAACGGGATCACCGCCTCATTCGGTACAGAGGCAATCAACCAACGGGCATGGCCGGCGGCGCGGGCGAGGAATGCCGGGGCGGCGTGACTGTGCTCGACGATCTCGAACGCGGTGAGCAGGTCAACCTGCGGGATATCCAATTCTGAAATATCGGCCTGAATGCGGGCCAGCTGGTCATGGTGGTAATATTGCTGACCGTAGTCAATGGCGCTCTGATCGATCTCGTAGGCCTCAACAGTAAGGCCGGCGTTAGCCAGCATCCAGGCACCATAGCCAATGCCGGAGCCTGCGTCGACGGCGGTTTTCAGGAGATAGGGCAGGGCATGATCTACAGCTAGCTGATACCGCGCCAGGTGATCGTCACGGATGCCGTCGAGGGTCGGCGCCGCCTGGCGGCCATTTACAATGGTCATACCCATGCCTCTTTAAGCCACTGGTGCGGCGTGTTGTGGGGTTTGTGCTGGCCAGCAAAGACCATCACCGCGGCGCCTCTCGGACGATCGCCGGTGAAGTCCCGGCGGCCGACGAAATAGCCTGGCGGCATGGCGCCCTGCAGAAACTCGGCGTGCGGGTAGAGTTTCTCGATCGCCTGCTGATCGCCCCGGGGGCAGCGGGCCATCCAGCCCTTAGCGTCAGCCACGAACCGGTCAAACAGAATGGCGCCGAAACCCTCTGCCAGAGACATGACACAGGACCCATAGTTGCAGGGCCAGTTCTGATTGCCGGCCAGCTTGGTGAAGTTCTGGCAGATGCCGAACTCACCATCCCACTTCGCCAGCAGCGTCAGGTCGTCGATGATAACGGTGTCCAGGTCGAAATAGAGGCACCGCCCTGGTCCGCGCAGATGAGGATGCAGAAGCGCCATTTTTGCCCACCATCCCGTCCAGCCGAAATGCCTGATATGCACCCTCTCGACGCCGACGATCTTTTCAGGCTGGTCCGTCAGGCAGATGAACCGGTGCTCCATCGGCAGGTGCCGGGCCACCATGTTGCGCAAGCGCTCGACGTACTCAATGCCGTACTTGGTGCCGGAGCGGACGCAGGCAACGGTAATCATGCGGCGAAGCCCTTCTTGCGGTAGTCACCGAACATGGGATCCTGCATATAGCCCTCGGGACCGTATCCGTTCGCGGTAGCCTCGGCCAGCAGGTCATCGAACAGCGCATTGATGCGCGGGAATCGCTGCGGCGTTGTCTTACCGTCGAACCAGTGCTTTTGACCTTGCGCCTTGAGCCTAGGCAGCGCGTGGCGCAGCTGCGGCTGGGATTTCATGTCTGTGTAGTGGATCGCTTTGATGGACGGGTGGTCGACGGGCCGTTGTCCTATTTCGCGGTCGAGGCAGTTCCACTCGCCGGAGAACGCTTGCACCAGGTCCCGTTTCTGTCGGATCAGGCCGCACAGCTTCTGGTGTGCCCGCGGGTCACGCATCATCCGCTCGACCGGCGGTATATGCCGTTTCGCCTCGGCACAGTCAAACATCGAGACGCAGATGCGCCATTGGCCGCCGCCTTTGGCTAACAGGAACTTGCCCGGGGCGTGCTGCTGATTCCAGAGCCCAGCCAGGTCGGCCATGAATATCACATCTGAATCGGTGTAGATGGCCTTGCCTTGAAAACCGCACTGCTCGGGAATAGACCAACGCAGGGCGCTGAACGGCGTCGCCCACTGCGAGGTATCCCAGCCATCGCCGTCGGACGAATAACACGGCGACGCCGGATCTCTGCTCAGCCGCATCCAGGTGATATCCACCGGAAGGCGGGTGTGCTTGCGGATCGACCACTCAAGCACGGCCTGGCTCTCGGCGTCTTCATGGTTCGGCGCGCAGCCGACGAAGATGCGAATCGGATCAGTCACGGGTTATTGCTCCTATTTTTGACAGTGCCTTTTCAAGCGGCATGCGCGGGAAATGGGTCAGTGCGGTTTCGCGGCTGCAGTTGATGATCTCGACGCCGCGCTTCTTCGCGATCATCGACAACTCCAGCAGCCAGAACTGCCATTTCTTGCAGCGGTTGCCGTCCGGGTTACCCAAGCCGACGTGATTGCCGTGCCAGTGCGTCCCCTTCCGGGTACTGCAATCGAACCCCAACAGGATGATCCTATTGGCACCCTCATCCATGGCGTACTCGATGGCCCGCAGGCCGCTGAATTTCGATGTCCGGGTTTTGCCGTATTGGCTCAGCCCGAACTGCCGCGCAGCGTTCTGCGAAATCGTCACCCTCTCGGCGGGCACTGTGATCTTGTCGTGATTGTCCCGCCACCAGGCATGGTCGGCACCCATGATCACATCGCAGAAAGGGGCAATTTTCCAAGTGGTATTGGTGACGACGGTAGGCAAGCCTGCCGCTTCGATCAACTGGCAGTCGTGCTCCGTCAGGCTCGGTCCGCTACCAATGACCGCCACGGTTTTTCTTTCCCAGCGGCTCATCCCTGATCAACACCCTCAGTGCATGGAGCGGTCAAATACTCAAGGCCACTGTCAGGATCGGCCAGCCAGCCAGCCGGGTTGAAAATCCTCCCCTCATGGCAACCGCAGACGCCAACGATACGCATGGCAGGGTCCAGTCCGGCGCGGTACCGGATCAAGATGCGGGCGCTGTATTTAGACTGCACCGCCTGAGACGCCATGAACTCGCGAGCGCTCAGCGGTTCGATCGCTGCGGGTACGCTGGTATGCAGATCCTGCCATTCCTGATTGAGCTCACCGGTAGCAGGATCCTGCCCGGTGGTGACGAGCTGTTGGATGGTGATGCGATGGCGCAGGCGGCCGGCGGATAGACTCATGCGATGGCCGGGTCTCTGAGCGGGTAAAGCAGCGCGGTGATCGGCGCCGGCAAGTATCCATGGGCCCAGTCCTTCATTTCCTGACCATCACGGTCCCGATAGAAAATACCCAGCAGCATAAGGACCGCGGCGCGCACCTCCCAGCGGACAATAGGGTTGCCGCTTGAATCCTCGTCCAGAATCGGAATGTCGTTGCTATCCAGCAGTGGGGTGTCGTTCGAGTCGCGCATCGGCTCATAAGGCGATGAAGACTTGAGGTATCCCTTCACTGCAGCGGAAGCGGCGACTATCTTCAGCGTGATGTCGTTGTCTTCGGAATCATGGTCAACTCGCAGATGGTCCTTTGCCTGCTGGAGCGTGACGTACTGCAGCATTACCATTTGCTCCCGTTAGGGCCCATCTGCGTCAGGTCGCGGCCGGCGCTGCCGGGCTGTCCCTGATCGCCTTTGTCACCCTTATCGCCATGCTTGCCATCGCGGCCTTTCTTCACCGCCAATCGCCATCCTTCACCCTCGCCAGGCTTCTGGCTGGGCTCATCCTTCTGCGCGATCCAGTAGGATCCTGCCCAGGTCACTCCGTCGCCCGCATGGTATCTGTCGGCTTGCTTGTAGACGCCTTTGTCGATAACGATTGGCAGCGTGAACGTCGACAGGTGTGACTCGCCGCTTGACTGCTTCACCATTACGCCAAAGCTGCGATCATCGTTCCGGTTGATGTCTATGCTCTTGATACCATCGACGACGCATTCCCAGCCACGCATGCCGTCGGTGGTTGCGTGGGCGCGCCACAGACCGCCGTCGTAGGTGGCGTAGGTCCCCCGCGGATAGGACTTTTCCGGGTCGATGGATGGCAGGATGTCGATATCGATCGCGTCGCGCCCCGGGGCACCGTCCTGCGGCATTTCAATATCCGCCATGCGCTGTTCGATCAATTCTTCAAGCATTGATCGGGCATATTCAGGCTCGACGCTCTTGCCATCGGAACCGTCTTTCCCATCCTTTCCGTCAACGCCATTCGTCGGCGCCGGTATCTCGGTGACGGCACTGTTGACCAGTTCGGATAGCAGTGGCTGCACATCATCGATGGTGATGCTGGTGCCGTCCTTGCCGTCCGCCGGCACGGGTAGCGCAGCGAATTTATCGTCAATATATCCTTTTAGCTGAGCGATGATCGCTTCGACGTCGACCGGTTCAGCATCCTTTCCGTCTTTTCCGTCTTTTCCCTCCTGGCCGGGCGAACCTTTCTCACCCGGCTGCCCGTCCTTGCCATCGGAACCGTTGCTACCATCCCGGGGCGCTGGAATCAGGGCGACCGCTTCCTCGACCATTTGCTTGATGGCTTCGGGGTCTGCGTCCTTGCCGTCCCGCGGGGCCGGGATGAGTTCGGCTGCCTTCGCGGCGATGTCGTCAGCCGTGACGCCGTCCTGCTGCTGCTCTATCTCGCGAAACTTAGCCATCCACTCTTCATCACGCTGCTTTAGCGTTTTTGTGAACTCGTCACGCAATGTAGCAACGGATTTCGATACGAAATCACGAATCACCGGCGCCAGCGCCTTGGCCTGGGCAGTCAGGTCTTTCAGGTTCACTGGCGTAGCTCCTTTTCGACCAGCAGCGCCAGCATGCGCATCTGGTCATCGGTGTCGTCTTGTTCGGGCTCTGCTGGAACGGGCTGCGTCGTGGGCTTCGGATCAAACGGGTTGGCCTGGGCGTCGCGCCAGGCCAGTGCCTGGATTGAATAGTCTTGGTGCTGCATGTAAACGGTATCGCCACCGGTGAGCGGTTTAAGATTGATGCGCTTGCGGCCCTCGTTCGGGGTGTAGACGGAACCGCGCACACCAGCGACCAGGGTTTCGATTTGTTTGCCCGAATCCATGCGGATCAGGCCGTTAAGATCCAGCTCGGTGCGTTGATTGGCCGGTACATCAAGCCCCTCGTCGAGCCCTGCCTCCATCGATTCGATGTGCACCTGCAGGCACTGTGAGTAGTAGTCCTGGGTCAGCGCGTCGATGTTGTCGTGCGTCGGCATCTGGCCGACGCCGACTTTGTAGGCCGGCACACCGAAGGCGGTGCAAATCGACTCGTCCGAACTGTGCATCTGCTCCACCAGCTGCGCATCGACACTGGTCATGCGCATGGGCTCGAATTTCAATCCGTCGCCGAGCACTGCCACCTTGCCGGCGTTGTCGCCGGTATAGTTTGCGTCCCAGTGCGCCTTCATGCGCCCCGCCGTCTCGTCGC